AAACAGTACATCGGCAACCCGTGGCGCGACGATCTCGTGCCAGCGGCGTTTCGCGGTGCCGAGTTTCATTGTGAAACAAACAGCCTTGAAGGCGGGCGTCGCTTAGTTCAGCACCAATTTCCCAAGCGCGACATAAATTATTGCGAGGACATGGGGCATCAGGCGATTAGCTGGACCGTGCGCGGTTATTTGATTTGCTATCCGGTGGACGTCAGCGGCTCCGATCTCTATCAGCGCGACTACCGCACGGCGCGTGACGCGCTTTACCGCGTGCTGGCGGACGGGCAAGCAGGCGTCTTGCAGATGCAGACGTTGCCGCCGATCAACGTTTGGTGCCAGCGGTTCCGCTTTTCTGAAGAGGACAAGCTCGGCGGCTATTGCTCCGTCGATATGACGTTCTTCGAGGCTGGCACGGAAACCTACGCGCTGGAAGACACGCGCACGACGTTGATTAACACATCGACAGACTTGCGTGATCGCGTGGTCACGCAATTATCTGGCATTCAGGTGGGCGTCGTTACGCCTATCGCATTGATTCCGGGTTCATAAGACATGCAGAGAATAGACGCGCAGGAAGCGGCGGGCATCGTGCAGCGCATGATGGCTCAACTCATGACGACGGTGCCAGCGAGCGGCGTCAGTGGCTCGCAGGCCAGGACTGCAATCGGCGACGTTAAGGACAATGCCGATATATTGCTGAGAGCGGATGCACTTGGGCCGCCGCTCAACAATGCATTCCTAATGGCGGTTCAGAACGGCGCGACTTTTTCGGAAATGGAATTTGTCCGCAGGCTGGTGGCATTAGAGACGCCGCGCACGGTTGGCGGCGTGCTGGTGCAGAATTGCGGCATCGAGCTATGTCTGGCGAGCGAAAGCGAGATTATCGCCAACATGACGTTCGCCAGTCGTCAAGACGTGCAGGCGGTGAAAGATACGCTGGCGCAACCGTTCAATGACGCCATCGAGATCGCCGCCGATGAAATGGATCAAGAGACATTCCAAGGTGAGATTGCACTCTATGCCGCGCTGACCAATCATCTGGTATCAACCGCGCGCCCATTGCCGCGCATGCTGCCCTATCAATTCGCCGTGGTGCTGCCCACGCTGGTGATCGCGCATCGGCTCTATGCCGACGCCAGCCGCGCTGACCAGATACGCCGGGAAAATAGAATCGTGCATCCGTTGTTCTGCCCGGCTACCGGTAACGCCCTATCCGTGTGAGCTCACATGCCCCCTACACAGTTCAATCCGTCGGAGGTCGCGCAACTCATTGTCAATGGCATTGCCTACCGGGAATGGGAAACGGTGTGGGCGCAGGAGCGTTGGAACGAATCGTTTTCGTTTTTCCGGTTCACCACCGCCGAGCGCAAGCCGATCCCGCTCAGCACGCCGATTACCTTGGCAGACATACGCGCGGGCATATTCGGGACGCAGCCGATTCCGGATATCCCGGTCTATGTGTGCGATAGCGTCCTGCTCCAACTCGGCGGCTCGCCAGCGCTGAAGGGCCACGTCACGCAGCGCCAAGTCGCCTATGACGCCGCCCGCCATCAGGTTTTGCTGATCGGCAAATCGGCGACGTTCTGGCCGTTCAAGTCGCAGATACAGACCGAACAGGCCAACATGGATGGCCTGGACATAATGGCGGTTGCGAACAAACTTATTGGTCCGCTCGGGGTGACGGTGCGACCGGTCGGAGCTCCTGACTCGCGACCGTTCAAGAAATTGCAGGCGAACCCGGGCGACAATATCTGGGAGTTTTTGGAAAAGCTGGCGCGGCAGCGCTCGGCGTTGCTCGGCTCCAATGCAGCGGGCGAGGCATTGCTGATCTTTGATCATAGCTGGGGCAGCCCGGTCGATGGCTTGGTCGAAGGCGTCAACATCAAAAAGATGCAGGCGGTCATTTCGATTGAAGATCAGTGGGGCGACATCGAAGTGCTCGGCCAGACTTCCGGTGATGATCAGCAGCACGGTCCCGACGCCAATGAAATGGTCGCCCGTTCCAGGGGGCAAAGCTGCATCGCGGCTAATTGCGTGATCCCGGTCGAGGAACCGGTCAAGGGCGTCGATGAGCTTCAGACGCGCGCGAATTTCGAAGCTAAGTGGACGGATGGCACCAAGAAGACGGCGTTGGTCACGGTCCAGGGCTGGTTCAGCAAATATGGACTTTGGCATGCTGGCCAGAATGTTTCCGTGTATTCGCCGATGGTGCCGCTGAATGAAGTGATGAAAATCAAAACCTGCACTTGGACGCAGGACAGCGAGAACGGCACCGAAACCGTGCTCGAATGCGTCAACCCGGCAGCGCTCAACGACGACACCCAAATCAATGTCGGCAATCCGCTATCCACGGCCGACGTTCCGCCGCAAGCCAAACCAAGATCGTCCACGGTCAGCCTCGCCGACGTGCGCGGGGCGATCACCGGCGAAAGCGGCAGCGATATTTTCCTGCAACAAGCGCTGGCGCCGAAAGACTTGCCAGAAACCCCAATCCCAATGCCGTGAGGATCAGACCATGGTGCACCGTGCGACAGGCCACGCCAATTCATTCCGCGCCTATAGTGGCGGCGGCGCGCGGTCGAGCGTCGATACGATCGACGACAGCACGCTCATGCAGAGCATGGCCGGCAACGTCATGAAGGGCGAGTTCCGCCAGGGCGTCGAGGCGCCGCAGAACTACGGCTCAAGTTCTGTCTGTCTGCCGTCGGTCAAGGATATGCTGGGCAAAATCCAGCAATGCGCGGAAGTCGTACATAACTTCCTCGGTGGTAGCCGCTCGTATCCAATCGCCGGCAACATGGATGATCGTCGCCACCGTCTCATGGGGCTTGACCCTGGCGATAACTCGATATTCACGACACAGGGGCGCAAGCAACAAATCCAAATGGCAGCGGAAGGAATATTCCACAGCCTGCCGATGGATAAAACAATGCGTATGGCGCTGCTCGATGAACAGACCGAGCAGGACATGAACAGCAAGAGCTATCAGAATCAGCAGAAGGCACAACAAACCGGCGGTCGCGCGCATGATGCGGCGCGGGAGGCGTTGCGTCTCAGCGAGATCAAGGACCTGATGCAGCCGCTGGTCAAGCCGATGCGCGGAGTGCCGACACTGTATGACCCCGGCGGCACCGGCAGCGCCACGGAGGGGACCAATGCCTTCGGCAGCTACGGCGGCGGCCAGCGCATGGGGCAGAAATCGCTGAAGAACAAAAATCAGCAGTCCAAACGCTTCATGCACATGACCAAGGATGAGACCGCGCACAGCGGCACCAACGTCCGGCACTATCTGGACGACGGCAACGGCTACTATGAAGTCAATACCGACAAGAACGTTTACTGCGGCGCGCTCAAGAGCAAAGGGCAGTTCGCCAAGGTGGTGACCACCAAGGGCCCGGCGAAAAACGTGTTTGGCAAGATTGGCTGATTTGGCATGGCCAGCGATTGCCCGGATATCCGACTCGTCCAGAACCTTGCATTTCCCAAATACAGCGTCACGCTTGACTGGCGAGTCCTTGATGACGGTACGCTTGATGATACGCAAGCGTTAGCCACGGCGCTATGCGTCGCGCTTGGCACTGATGCTTTGGCCTCGAATGATGATCAGCTTCCCGACCCGGACTCCAGCGATCGCGAAGGCTGGTGGGGTGATTATGATGCGGGGCCGATCTGGAATGGTTGGCCGATCGGCTCAAAGCTATGGTTGATGCGGCGTTCGGCGATCGAGAGCCCCAATGCCATGCGCGGGGCGACCGTCGCGCGGATCAAGAACTATATTATAGCTGCGGTGCAGCCGTTCATTGATAACCGGATTGCATCGACCTTTACGGTGAATGTTCTGCGCTCTAACAGCAATCTAAATCGCATCGATGCTCTGATCGTGATCTATCGCGGACCGACGCCAGCGATTGAACTGCGTTACGCCATCCTGTGGGATGAATTCGTTTCCACCGCAACGCGTCACCGATAGAGTTTCCCCTGGTTCTAGGTGGTCAACATGTCCTTGGTTAGAACAATCATCGCTTTGCTCGCCTCGATCGCCTTGGCTGGCAGCGCTTGGGCGCAGAGTCCTGGCTCATTCGTTCAAGGCACGCCGCTGAATGCGAGCGATCTAAACAGCGCGCTGGCAGGAAAGCAAGACTATATCGGGCCGCCCGCACCGCCGCGCAGTATTCCTGCAACAGCTAAATCACTGTGTCTTTATGGTGATTCAATCAGCGCTAATTCTGATCGAGTTACTTCTCCCAACTATTACGCACAAACGTCGGGCGGCTATGGCACTTGGCTTAACATCTATAGCGTCTTCCGTGTTTACCGTGCGCCCCAGACCAACAATTTTGGTAACAGCGGTGACACTACCGCTCAGATGCTGGGGCGGGTCAACGCCGTCGTCAATGCGGGTTGCCATATCGTCGTGTTCCAAGGCGGAATGAATAATATAGGCGGTGGCGGCTTGACGGTTTGCACGAGCGCAATCGCGGATTTG